CTTTCTTCATATTGACTTTTTATCAATGTTACCTTAAATTGTCAACTATGGGTGTTCCTAAAAGATTAACTGATATGCAAATGAGATTCGCCGAGTTCGTAGTATTCGGTGGAGTTGATGGACCTATGACTCAGTCGGAAGCAGCGATCGCTGCTGGCTATAGCAAAGCTAGATCAAGACAGGAAGGATCAGAGCTCATGAATCCTAGACTCAGTCCACTAGTTGTACAATACGTTGGATCCCTCCGAGAAGAAAGAATTAAGAAACACCAAATTACTTATGATACTCACCTGGCTGAACTGGCTCGTCTACGTGAGGCAGCTCTAAAGAAGAATAGTTTTTCTGCTGCTGTAAACGCTGAGACGAATCGAGGCAAAGCAGGAGGACTATACATAGAACGAAAAATAATAAAGCATGGGAAATTAGAAGACATGTCAGAACAAGAACTAGAAGCAAAAATGAAACAAATTTTAGACGATTACGCACCAATTTTAAACGTTACCCCACCCACCAAAAAGCTGTCCAGTAAGACACCAGATAAGCAGCCAACACAGTTAAAAGAAAATAAAACCACATCTAATGAGGAATTAAAGTTAAAAGATAAACACACCCCACCAGAAACACCAACACACCAATAACAAAAAGACTATCGGGATTCCACATTTAATCTCTCCATTTCAGTTATGACCCCTCTAGGGAAGATATTCCTATCTGAATATGCTTCATCCTTCGAGTCATAACTCGCAAAAGTCCAAATGAATCTCTTGGTCTTTTTGTATAGATATCCAAACGTGACCATCTTAGAGCATTCGAACTTATCGAACTCATCGGCCGTAGCATGCCCGCCGTCCGCAGTAATGTCAACCCAAGAAATTTTATAAAAATAATACTTCTTCTTATTGATCACGACATGCCTATATTTTGATTTCTTCCTGTGCATATAGTACTAAATACCACAAAACTACTTACACTAAACACCTTTTCGTTACGCGCACCTCATTCACGACGTTTTAGACGTTTTACATATTTGTAAAACGTCGTACATTCAGCCATATATACCAACGATAATCGTTCATTTCGACGTTTTACGCTCTATTTGAAAAAAAAATATTTTCAAATCAATTTCGTGGCTGTCATTACTATGTGTAAAACGTTATTTACCCTTCTCTTGCCGCATAGGGGGCCATACCCCCCATCTTTGCCTAATTTGTGCCATAATGTCGCCTTAATGTTGCCATCTTTTCTTCAGCAAAAGCGACTTTAGCCAATAGTTTGTCTATATCTTCGGTCAGGGTATAATGCCCAGGGACTACTTCTCCCCTTAGGAGAGCATCAATCTTAACTAATGCTGCTTCTCCATCTGCCTTATAGCGCTGGATCAGGGCATTAAAGATTCTTTCTCTTATGGTTCCTGCTTCTCTTGTCATTTGTCCTCCTTAATTTTGTTGTCTTCAAATTGTGCCAATAATTCTTTTTCATTTATGGCTGGTTCTCTTATAATTTCATAATATTCATCAAGTCTTTTTAAAAACTTGTGTTTCCACTGTCGTAATTCAACCCCTTGAAACCTGAATTCTTGGAGATATAGGTCAGGAGTACATACCATTATGATCCCTTGTTCAATACTAGAGCCATGAACATAGTCATGAGCCATGGCATATGCAGCAATCTGCATGTAATAGTCATTAATCCATTCCTTTCGTTTGGGTTGGTTTGCCTGTTTAAAGTCGACGATCGTATCCATATCGTTGTGCTTACAGATCAGGTCCGTGGTCCCTGCATAGAGGCCAGGGTAGTATAGTGTCACTTCACTCCCGTAGTATTCATCAATCGGCGTGAGTCCCTTCTCAATCATCTTTTCAGCCATACTCTTCGCTTGCTGACCCAATGAAGTAAGATCCTCGTATCCTCTCTGAAGGATAAAAGCTTCAATGAACTTGTGCATTGAAGTCCCTCTCTTGGAGGCAATGTTCTTAATCACTTCAGCCTGGTCCTCTCCTACTTTCGCCTTCCATCGCTTCAGGTATCCCTGGTCCTTGGTCCGTGCTAGGATAGTCGTGACGCTAGGGAGATGGATCCCCTTCACGTCGTACGTTCTCTTTCCTTCGTCATCGGACCTCGGAACACGGACATAGTTATATCTGTCGTTCTTTTTCATGAAAACTATTTCTTAGATTTTCTTTTTTTAGTTTTCTTTTTAGCTTTTTTCTTCTTCTTAACTTTTTTCTTAGCCATCGTTACCTCCTTTTTTAATTGGTTATAGTGGTCTTCATTTTTAATAACAGGGAACTCTGCTTCATCATTCATTTCTTTTCAGCAAATTCTTTTTCCGCACCCTCGAGCAGCGATAGCGCAATATTAAAAGCAAAAGACCTTCTTTCTCCCTTTGCTCTAAAGGGATAAACCATATGGGCCATCCACCAAGGAAAGAGATAGTAGTCTCCTACTTTAGGTCGGATTCTTACTACATTTTTTGAAAATAAATGGGACTCTCCATACTGTATTTCAATGGCGCCAGCAGAACTGGCGTTGACGTGTTGTTTGTCTTCCTCGGCCCATTCTTTTTTAATTCCTTCGGGCAAAGCTAAATATCCCACACAAGACAGATGACAATTACTGTGATAGTGAGCTGGATTAAAATCTCCTGCAAAACTTCTTACATACCAGGCCGCTGTGAATGTCGTCTTTAGGGATTTTGGAAGATCTCTTTCTTGGGGATGGGCCTTGAGATACTTATTTATTAATTTCATAAATAGGGGAGCCCACTTGGCAAACACTTCCTTATCAATGCTTAATTGCTGCTTAACGTTGCCTGCTAGTTCATGTGAAACGTCCCTGGCTTTGCTCTCTTTTTCGCTTTTAATAACTGTATCGCAATCTTTGTTGAAATCATCAACAAGGTCTTGAGGTAGTTTGCAACAACCAATGGATGGACCAAAAGGTCTTTGAACGAAAAATTCTATATTGTTGTTTTTCTCTTCAGTCGGGGTAGTCATTTCTCCAATTTTTTAATTTTTTTTAACCTTTCAATGTCTTCGTAGGGAACCAGGGTGAGCTTGTCCTTTTTCATCCAGTACGATCGATCATAAATGCGATAGGGTCCCTTTCCTTTTTTAAAGCCATTCTCTTCCAGTTTCTTCCAGGTAAAGTCAAAGAGTTCTTCTCGATCCACTACCAGCCAGCAGTCGTTGCGTTCAAAGACAATACAATCCGCACGTCCCCTGATCCAGCCAGGTTTTCCTTCGACGTTGGTGCCTTCGATCCAGGCCCACTTGTCCTGAGTCTTGTCGTCGCCTCGGTTCTTTTTCTTCAGGCCCTTGATGTCGAACTTTAGGGTTTTACCATCGAGTGCACCTTCAACGTCCCAGTGTTCATACATGTTCTGGTGGTTGTTGGCCCATTTGATATCGCTTAGATGGCGTTGTGCAAAAAGTTGTTCAACCAGTTTTCCCTTATGAATAAAATGGTCCCACTCGCTCAATTGAGCCTCACTTTCTTGATGTTGTAGGGTTCAACAGGAGCGTCTTTAATCACTTCCATCATTTCACCATACTCTTCATCACTCAGCTGAGTCTTGTAGATTCGTTGGGCAATTGCCATCAGCGTTCCTGCTACCAGTTCAGGGGGCTTTTGATGATCGTTCAAGAGATGCATCGCATGCTCGAACAGGTCGTCATATATTTTTTTAGTATCATCCATTTAGAGACTCTCCAAACTTTCCTTGCCAGGCATAAGATCCGTGGTGCTTGGTTGTGGATTCAGTGTTTGCAAAAATTTTAATATCATTTTTTCTCGCCAACTTGCAAAAAGAAACGTCTTCGCCCATAGCGTAACCATCGTTGAAACCAAAGTCAAAGAAGTTGTAGTAGAACTCATGACTCTTACCCGCATTCGGAATGGCTGGATTTTTAATTTTTAATTCGGGATGATTTTTTATAATTTTTTCAAAGACCTTGCGGTCAATCAACATTAGACCCGTGGGTCCTGCTTCAAGTTCAACCAGTCCTCCAGGCATGATGGGAATATTTTTAGGATTTTTAAATTCAACCGTGTAAATATGTTTGTCTAGTTGTGGCGCCTTTACTCGATAGGGAGTACAGATAATTTCTTTTTTGGCAATGAGCATTTTAGCTACAGCTTCGGGTTCGAATTCAACATCAGAGTCGATGAAGAGTAGATACTGATAGGGAGTGGTTAAAAAGATGGAAGTTAGATAGTTTCGCCCCTGATGAATCAATGGAGATTTCATGGTGTTGATTCCTAGGTTAATTCCACTCTTACTCAATTGTTGAACGAGCTTAATGACCGACAACATCGTGTTAATTTTTACCGAGTCATAGCAGGGCATCGCAATGTAAAGGGTTGGTTTTATTTCTTTTTCCATTCTCTATATCCTTTGATCCATGTTTCGTGGTCCCTGTGTTTCCAGCGTTGGTCCCAGGCCCAGTTGTGAATGCGTCCTGACCAAACTTCGATGAATCTTAAAATGTTGTCTTTCATATATTATAAAACGTATAACGTACCGTCAACTCTTCTCCTTCTTTAATATTTCTCAAGGCAATAAGATTCCATTTCTTTGTGGCAACTTTAAGGAGCGGATCATCTTCCCCATTAATTTTAAGTTCAACCTTGACCGTATTTGCATCATCAGAATGGTTAATAAATCCTCCCATCGGTGTTCGAACAATTCCAGATCCGATAGCCACATGACTCATGCCCAGGTTAGCTCCCTGTGCTATGCCTTCCTTGGCAAAGAGTCCTAGACCATCAATACCCGACTGTTTAATTGTTAGTGATTCGGGTAGAGGTTTATACATTAGTGCCTCGTTGTGATTCCCAGAGCTTTAGCTTTTGCCCAATCTGCTTTGGCTTTTGACCAATCAACAATATATTTTTTTCCTTTTTCATACGCATGCTTCTTTATACTTTTTTCTGTACCCATAATGGTTAACATATCAGCCGCATTATACATTCGGGCGTATGAATTCTGGGTTAGGGCCAAAGAACTCCCACTCATAAGGATCGCAAATTCACTGCAACCGCTTGTTAAAATAATAATCGTAAATAAAAGTATCAACTTCAGCTTGATCATAATTTTTAATCTCCCCTTCTGACTCACAAACCCAACATTGTTTTACCTGGGCTAAGTTCTGATTGTCTATCATATTTAAATATCCATTGCCATGACAATTGTCGCAGACCTTTGTGTGCTTGATTGGTACTATTAAATCTTTCATCGTTCTATCCTGTTATAAATTCTAGGGCGTCCACCTTTTTTACCCATGTCTTGGTAGTAAAAATTCTTTTCAGCTTTCGCTGCGTAGTAGGCGTTGCCAGTGAGATGCTTCTTTTTATATTTTCCTCGTTTTCTAATAACTCTTTTAATCATACGTCCTCGTGCAGGCCCTTGTCGGTAATGAGATGTAATAGGCACATCGACGTTCCATCCATTTTTTCTTAATAATATTTTTCTAATTTTTTCTCGAACGTAGGTAGGATTTCGGCCAGCCATTTCACAAATCTCTGTGAAGTGTGAGCCGCCGTTTAAAAAGAAGTGGCGTGCCTGGTCCCTGTTATACTTGTATAAACTCTTGTGGGATTTGTTAGCAGTCCTTGTCATGTCTAGATCAGGAGGACCTTTACAGGCGTCCAAGACGGCCCTGCATAGTACGGCAATCCAAAGACCTTTTTCTGGAAGATCTACTCTTTCTTCATGAATTGTTTCTTCGGCGTGTCCTACAAAACTATTAAAACTATTTACGGATCTTCCCATTTAATTTTTTATCTTTCTCAGTTGCGATTGCTTCCACAGTCTTGCTTATAGATAATTTTGCATCAGGCAATAAAGTTTTGGACAGCCTGACCAATATGTTATAGGTTTCGTGCGTAAGCGAAACGTTTCGATATTTACTAATGTCTGTCATGTTTTCTTTCCTTTTAAACTAGAATATAGGATTTTACGTAAAGAATGTCAAGGTGAAATATGTTTTAATAATATGGGTGTGTTCATTTCTCCAGGGAAATGCGTGTTTAGCCCCTATGGAATATCCTGCTATGTATAATAGTTGGTATGAGTGTACCCGTGATGCACATGTGGAATCGGCGAAACTTTTATCCAAGATGGGCTATGCTCATGTGAATAAATATCAGATAGGAACTAAATATAATTGTAGGCCAGTGTACACTTATTGACAATATGGCGAAAATGTGCTAACCGAGAATTCTCACCTTTAATAGCTATCCCCTTTTTCCCTCTCGGGATAGCTTTAGTTACAATACCAACCTGCAACTTGAATATTAGAATCCTTTAAATACCAGCCCTGGTCCCTGTTTCCTGTGTCGTGGTATGTGCTGATTTTCTGCATGATGCTATAACCCTGACTAAAACAGTCGGGTATAACACTCTTGTCCATGGGAAACGTGAGAATCGCACCTGTTCCTATAATCATTAAGATCTTCATTTATTAAATTCAAAATTTATGTTGCCTGATATAGTAACTTGATCAGAATTTTTATTAACCATGTGTTCTAGATAAGATGGAAAAACTATTATCTGACCTTTCTTCATCTCGGGTATAAAAAGAAACTGAACTAGATTCCTCCCTAGAGTTGCCTCTATTAAGTATTTAGCTGGATTATAAAAGACGGTGTGGACTTTATTTACCTCTTCATAAATAATAAAAGAAAATTTCGAATTCGTATGGACATGGGGTTCTTGAAAATCATTGTTCTTATATTTGTTTCTCCAAATACCGCTAAGATTCACTCTAAAAAAACCGTGGAATTTTTCTCCTAACAATTCAGCAATAACCTCCATTAGGTATTCACTACTTTCAGGATCCAAAATATTGCGACTGCAAAAGGAACTAGGGGTCTGTGACAAAAAAGCCTTTCCCATCTCTGCAGTCAATTTAATTTTTTTTAAATCAACACTGCCTATAAAAACAGAGACTGGAAATATGTCTACTTTCATTTGCGGGTTTCTTTACCATTTCGAAAAGCTCTAACTTGAATGTGTCCCTTCTTATTGAAGTAGGTACACCATCCACTAAAGTCTGGATACTTCAATAATAGCGATTTAAATAGTTTCTTCCAGCTCATTGCTTTCATAAGTTCAGCTTCGCCGCCTTCTTTCGTTACTGTGTATTCGTATCTCATACTTTCTATATAGGTTTTCGTAGGACTTATGTCAAGCGCTGGTGAAAATAATTATCCACCCCATCCATGAGTGTCATCATGTACTACGCAATTTGAATAAGGTCGAGGTTCCATATAATTTACATACGTTACAACTAGCAACGATGCAATAAAAATGTTGCTACGACTTGTTAATTCGTAATGTTTTGTAAAGAAATAATTTACAACTGATAAAGGTTGTTAACCTTGACCTCTGGATTTTTTACGTTGACTGCGTTTATTGGGTTTTTTTGAGTGACGTCCAGGTCGCTTGCGGTGAGTAGCTTTAACGTGAACGTAACCGTAGCCCCTAGGCTTGCGGGTCATCACCAAAAAGCTTGGGATCGTCTACAGGTAAATAAGCAATCTTTCCATTAACATATTGCTTGGTTATTTCTCTACAGGTAGAGCATCTAAAATATCCTGCACGGGTGCTTAACATTTGCGTAACTGATTCACAGTACGGACATCGACCCCATTCAACTCGGACTCGAATCCCAAACATATCTCTACCAATCTCCTCTACTAATGAGTTTATTTTCTCGTGAGGCTCTACGACCTTTGCGGGTGTAGGCTTTTTTATTTTTAAAGGTTTGGGGCTTGAAATACCGAAGTACTTTTGCAATAGGATTTTTAGTTCTTTTATCATTAGTTATAACTCTTTTTCTTTTTATAGGCTGGATCATAGCGTCCTAATATTTTTATGATGTGCCAAGTACCATCTTCTAAAATTTCAACTTCAGCTCTGACCTTATCACACATAAACATAAATCTTGTACCACCCATGAGTTCTCTGTGTTTAGGGTCTTTATATTTATTAACGGCTTCTCTACGTTTTTTGATACATTCCCCCATGTTTTCTGCATGACGGTGGTCCACGAGATATTTAGTTCCATCTTCACCCACAGCAAAGATACAGACTGCAAAGACTACACCTTCTTTGGGTTTTGAATCAGTTAGATCAATAACATCTCCCTGGCCTATCTTATCTTCACCATAAACAAAAGTAATGAAGAGTAGTACCAAGAAAACAGCCAATAAAACTATTTTAGTTGCTTTACTTACTTTTTTAATCATTTAATACCTTTACGATTCTATAACCATACTTGGAATCAGGCTCCTTTTCAATCCTTGCTTTAACAATTTTGCAGCTAAAGATTACGCGCTCTGGATTTAATTCACGAGAAGCTATGCGCTTGGACTTAAGGCATGCGCCTAGATCAGGCTTGTAAACATGCTCAATCATGTTGCCGTTTAGAAATAATAATAATGCTGTGACTGTTTCTATCATCGACTTCCATTAGCAAACGTTCTTTGTTTGTCTTTAAGTTTTTCGATATCACTTAATACCTTCTCAACATCTTTTTGTAAACGTTCAATGTTAACGCTATTTGACATCATGTTTTCCATACGGTCTTCCATCTTTGTTATTTGTCCCGCCATGTGCTCCACTAACATGAAAAGCTCGGACTCTCCACTAGATTGACCTAATTCTCCTCGTGGATATTTGATTCTAAATTCTGAATTTTGATCCAAGTCTTTTGTGTGCATTTGTAGAAGCGTATCGTGCTGGTTGAGCTTCTCTTGAATCTGGAAGTAGCCCATCGTCCCGAGACTAACCATTATAATTAAACTAATTACGGTCTTCATCGGCATCTGCACGTTTTGTTCTGGACCGAGTTTCATCTATTAGTTTGATAGTGGATTCGATGTACTTATTTTTATTTCTTCTATTTGAAGTTTAAGTAATTCTATTTCCTTTTGTAAAACTTTAATTTCACCGACATTCTCTAGAACATCTTCAGTAGTAATTGTAATCGCCTGTTGATTATTCATAACACCTTTTTTAGCATCACCTATTTGTCGTGCTAAGGGTGTAAGATCAGGGCCAGTTTGCTCGGATAATACATCAAGTCTGGTCATGACTTCACCATACTTCACAAAACCACCACCAATAGCTACAATAGCTGCTATCAGCGCAGCAATACCTGCTAGTTGATCTTTTAACTTAAATTTTCCCATT